CCAGTTGTGCCGCCTAATAAATCGACAAAAGAGGTGTCTATGGAACTGCCAAGTGTCCGCATCGCTGCGGCCCCATCTTTGACTAAATCTGTATCATCTGGGGTTTCCCAGCCAAAATTCGTTGTGGTTGCCATTTTTCTCCTTTAGGCGACTATTGTAGCGTTGAGCCAGTCCAAAGTCGGTGAAAGTGTATTCCAGTACTCAGTGGCGGGAACGCCATTCCAACGGAAAGCTTGAAGTGAATAAGCAACCGGTGAAACTGTCAAAGTCAGCTCCAGACGGCCAAGAGAAGCCGTCCAAGTCCATCCTTCGACAAAGCCTTGAAATTCGCCATTGACCATATTAGCTGGCAGATTAACTAGGTTAATTGGCATACCCATAAAGACATTTAGAAGGCTATCGCGATCTGAATCGTCAATCTCTGGGTTGCCTATCTGGAATGTTATGTTTTTGAGGTTATATTGAGGATAAGCTCGAATATCCAAATAGAAAGCCGCTTGGTTGGTGGCATCGCCGGAGTTGCGTAGCGTAGTGCTTATGGTGCTGGCTAATTGGCCATAAAGGGATATGGATGCTGCATCGCTGTCTGTGACGCTGGAGTTGCCAGATGCGCCATAGGTCAAGGTAATTGAATTACGGACGTCACCCGCTCGTTTTTGAATCTGTAAATTAGGGCCAATTGCGTGGTTGCCATCGAGATCAACATACCCATAAGTGGATAAATATGAACTGCGGCGGGTTGAATCGGCGTACCCAATGCGGCCTTGTGCGTCTTCGTATAGATAGCCAAGACCAGAATTGGCATATGAAACAGCTAGGTTATAAACAGTATCGTTTAGGCTTGATGCTGAATGAAGCTCATAATCGCCAGGTTGGTCTATTTCGCCAAGTCCTGAATTTTCTGCATTTTCCCAAGTGGTTGTCGCATCATAAGTTGCCCAAGTGGTTGCAGCTGGCACTTCATCCCAAGTGTCAAATAATGCGCCACTAAGTAATTCGTAAATGCGGTCGCCATCAAATTGATGAGCAAAGTTGCCGGTATATACAGCGCGAGATAAACGAGCTAAAGCACCAACGGCAATAATTTGAACCTTTTGGCTAGTAGCTATTGCGCCAGAGGATTGAACAGTAATGCTGACATCAGTTAGGAAACCGCCAAATAGGATAACCCAAGTACCATCCGAGTCTTGAACCTCGACCGATATTGGATCATTAACTTCGTATGGTACTGAACTTTCAGCAGTTTCTATCAGCGTTAAATTGCAATAACCGGCTACGGGTTGCGAATAAATGTCCGAACGGCCAGAAGTAATAGTTAGGCCGCTAAGAGTTGCGTCTGTGACTGTGTAGCCATTGACTTTGACTCGATATTCAGGTGTCCAAGCGGTCATAGGATTAGCTGACTACCCCCGCCGCCGGAACGCGACTGTGTATTATTCAAAGCTTCAATAACTGCCCTAGTGAATCCATCTTCGTCAATTATTGATGGTGAATTAACATTAATAACAATCCCTGAGCTTGCAACCAAACTGTTTGATTTTGTAGATGATGAGCTACCAACACTAGTTCCCGATGAGCTTGTAACTACGCTCGGAACGGCTGTCGCAGGTGCTTTTTGAGCTGCTTGATATGCTGCGTATGAAGGGTAGGTGACTCCATTTACTGTAACATCCGGTAAATCTGGGGCTTCTAATCCCATATCTTTTAGACTTGGAGTAAAGCCGGATGGCAGACTGGCAACATTTACTTTATTGCTGCCAGTCGAATTAGCCACTGTGGCAAAATTTACTTGTGGCACTAGGGGAGTATTTGAACCAGTTAAAAAGTTTTTCGCTTTAATAACCGCATTGATTCCGGCTATTGCGGCATTAATAATCGGTTGCAAAGCTTTCAAAGCTATCGATACCGCTGAAACAATTCCGTTGGCTACTGTGGCAAGACCTTTTATTGCGTTACCTAACGTAATTTTTATAAAAGGAACTAAAAGAGTAACTCCAAAATCGTAAATTGCCTTAAATGCTTGTTTATTATCCTTTAAAGCCTCAATTACCGGATCAATTGCAGAAGCTTTAAATTCCTGTAATTTTGGAATTGCTGTTGTAGTGATAAATACAAAAAACTTTTCGATAATTGGCAGCAACGCCGCGCCTAAAGTTTCTTTTGCTTCATCAAAAGCCACTTGAACTCTAGCCATTTTGCCTTGAAACGTTTCAGCTTGAGTTGCAGCTGCACCGCCGAAGGTATCGCTGAGAGTGGTTATTGCACCTTCTAAACCTAAAGTTTTTATTTCGGCAGCTGATAAGCCAACCCCTAAACGGGTTAGCGCGCCGGTGTTACCTTCATAAGCTTTACCAAGTGCATTGGAAACTGTCTCAACATCTTTGCCAGTAGCCGCTGAAATATCTAAAGCCAAAGTCAATAAGTCTGAAGATTTGGTCAAGTCGCCGGTTGCAACAGCTAAACGCTGATAAGCCGGACGAAGTTGATCATCAGCTACTCCGGTAGCTAGTGAAGTTTTGAGTATTTGTTCCTCGATAGCGGCAATTTGGGCGTTCGTTGCACCGGTGACATTTTTTAACGCATTAGCTAAACGTTCTTGGGCTGCTTCATCCTCAATAGCAGCTTTAACGCCATCAACAGCTAACTTAACCGCATAGGCAGCGGCGGCCGCTGCGGCTGCGGCAAAAGCAGCCTTAGCGGCTGCACTAAACTTTTCTAATTTACCTGAAAAACCTTCGACCTCTTTTGAGCCTTTATCCAGCTCTTTCTTTAGGTTATCGACATCGGCAAGGATGGATAGCTTTAGCGTTCTACTTCCGGCCATTACTTATCCCACTCTTTCAATATCCTAGAAAATGCTTCTTCCCACTTCTTTACTAATTCAGGCTGTATTTTACGAAGTGCAGGGTAGATGAAATAGCCAGAATTTCCTCGACCTTCTCGGGGGGTGCGTCTAGGGAATTGACGATAGCGATTAGATCCAAACTCATAACCTGCCCAGAGGTCGCGAGTCGTTCCGCCACCTGAAAAACGTTGAGACGCGAATCCGTAAGAGAACTCGCCAACCTTCGAGGTGCGGGAAACTTTAACCCCACTTGTAATGCGATTGACAACGGCCTGTCCAAAAGTTCTTGTGACTCCGTAGGCTTTAACTTCGTTTGCGGCATATTGAGCCAACGCAAAACTTTCGCGTTTAGCCGCATCAACAGCTTCAGCATCCATCGCTTTGAAAGCGGTAATGATTGACCTAAGCTCGCGCTTGTCATAGGCAATCGGCTCATTTACCGCCATCTCGCTCCTTTAGCACTTCAATAGCTGTTAGCACTTCGTCGATGCTAGTCCATTCACTCATCGGTATTCCGGTCGCTATCGCAACTTCTATAAGAAGGCGATTTACGCTTCCGGACTCGTAGCTTTTGGGCTTTCATCTCCAATCGTCATTTCATCAATTGACAGCTCCCAGATTTCTTGAGACTTGGTTGGTTTGCCAGCGGCTTCGCGCTTGTAAGCAAAATAAGCCAAGTCGAGGAAGTCTGCTTGCTGGTAAGCTGAAATATCCTTCATAGAATAAATCGACTTTCCGGTTTTGCGTTCCCACTTAGCCCACTCTGGTAAGCCGGCTATATAGGTGACTTCCTCGCCTGTCGTATATTTAATTGTGATACTTAACTTCATCTCCCGATTCCTATCTCTTAGCTAAATGTCTCTGTTACTGCGCCATTCTTTACCTTGAAGGTGAATGATACTGTCTGAGCATCAATACCTGATCCGCCAGCGGTTGGAAACTCTGGCAAAATATCAAAAACAAATTGTGCGCCGGTAACGCTTGTTAAGGTTACTGTGATTCCTGTATCTGGTGCGGATTCGGCAGCTGCCCAAATTGCCTCGCATACTGAGTTAGCCTTACCCCAGTCAGCAAGCATATCTAGCTGAAATGTGCCTTCGATATTAACTGTCTTGTAAGCCTCGCCATCGAGAGTTTGATATGTCTCGCGAACGTTGGTCTTGGTCAATACAGCGTTTGTCGCTTGAGCTTCGATATCTGTTCCACCTGTGAAAGATAGCGAAATGTCGCGACCGGTAATTACTGTGGTTGCCACTTTTTCTCCTTAGTTGGTTTGTGTGTAATAGGTGGAGACGCGAATATCAGCGACTAATAAATTAACCGCTCCGACTTGCGTAACCGATGGCCGCTCTACTGGGCCGACTGTGTAGCCGTCCGGTATTACTGCCAAAACTGAAAAGATTAGCTGCTCAAGATTATCTAAAGCTGCTGGGTTAGAAAGATAAGCGACTCCGCAAGTGATTGTCATATTAATCTTTGCGTGAATTGTCGAGTCGTTAATTGTGTTCAATTCTAAGTAAGGTGACTCCGGTACAAGAATAACCGCTGGTACTTGCACAGATTCCGGAACGTAGGAATAGACGTTCGCAGATACTCCCGCGAGTGCAGTTGCCAGCGGTGTCCGGATAGAAGAAAGAATAGTTGAGGCGGGCATTATCCCACCATAGCTTCAACGTCTAAGTAAGGGCCGAGTAAGCCAGTTACTTTAGCTAGAAGGTTTTTGGAAAGTCTGTAAGGTGTTACTGCAAAATCTACGCCTTCAATTGATCCACCGGCAGCGGTGCGGGCTTGGAAGATTTCGACAGCGATTGCCAGAACTGCAGCTTCAACATTGGCATTTCCGACGTATGTCGATAATCCAGAGAGCGCAGCGTTTCCGGCTGGGATAATGTTCTTTTCCAATATGTCTGCATTTGTGATTGAGACTGTGAAAATATAATCTGAAATGTCATCGTCGGTAACTGTGTGAGTGCCATTAAAAGGTGAGCCGCAGCCAGTAATAACAACAGATTGTCCTTCGGTAAATTCGTGGATGGTTGTTGTCCGGAAGTAGGCGATATTGTCTGTCAGCTCTACTTTTGAAATTGGGCTTTGGAAAGTAACAAGCATCGGCAAAATAACATTTTCGCTAGCTTGTGCTATGTCGTCTAAATAAGCGTCTGAATATAGAGCTGATGAGACGCCCAAAATGGTACGCAGCTCGGAAGCTGTAACTATCGTAGGCATCTCATCTCTCTTTCTACTTAGGGGTGACTGGCCAGCTCGGGAGAGGACTGGCCGTCACTATTAGGAATTAACTACGCAACCA